TCACGATTCACGAAGAGGACGTTTTCCTCAATCGCACCCTGCTTGTCCAGACGTCCGATGACGGAGTCGAAGTCGGCAAGGGTGGACGGGATACCGCCAGACCAGAGGTTTCCGCGAGTCTCTACGGCGTAGAAGATGCCCTCGGAACCGGCGTTGACCGTACCCACGGCAGCCGTAGCGGTACTCAGGGCGCCTTCGGCACCAGAGTTCGGAGCAGCCGGGACAGCCTCAATCATAGCGGTCTCGAGGTAGTCGTCGAAGCGGAGACGGGTCTCGTGCTCGGACTTCAGGTACCACAGGTATCCCGTAGCGCCGTTCTCGGTCGTCACCTCAATCCAGCCAATCTGAGCCATGTCAGAACCGGAAACTTCGTAGCGGTCCTTCAGGATGATGGGCTTGTTGTCGAAGATGAAGTCGTCGGCCTCGAGAGAGTTCTCCATGCCGAGGTCGCCCTTCTTGAACTCAGAGCCGTAAATCATCACGGTACAGGCAACACCGGCGGCAACGGCCTGACCACCGCCCTCATAGTAGGCGACGTCAAAAGTGCCGGCGGCCGGGTCGACGTCCGTCACGACAGCTTTGTTGGTAAGACCACTAGCCGCCGTGTTGTCGGTAATGAACACCGTCTGACCCTTGCGGATGGCGATGCTACCAGTACCGGGGTTGAGGGTGTCGTTCACCGTCCACGTAGCCGTGTTTTGCGCCGCAGCGGCACCCGACGTGCAGTTGATGTACTTGGTGTGGAGACGACCTTGCTCCGCCCACTTAATCATGTCGGAGTTGGTGGGCATCTCGGCACCAACCATGCGAAGGAAGCCAGACACAGTCCGGTTGCCGTAACGCTCGAACTCCTTCTCGTAAGTATCGGGGAGATACTGGTTGAGGAAGTCGAAGTTGGTGATGTAATTGGTTGCGAGAGCAACGCGCTCTGCGCTGGGTTGCAAATCGAACCCGGGGGTGGCTTGTACTGAACCTGCCATGTTTTCTGTTTTCTAAGAGTTAGGAACTGCGCCGCGTCCTAATCTTCAAGCCTCGGCCTGAATCTGTATTGACGGCGCGGATTTTCAATCCTCCCTTCGTCGTAGACTGTGGTGCCGCACGCTCAGACATGTTGATGTTTTTCGTCTTGCGCATGACATCATCCACGGCATTAGCCTGCCCCTGCTCGTAGAAGAACCGGGCAAACTTCTCGGGATTCATGGCGACAGCCAAAGACTTGTGATATCCCGCAGCGTCCTTGACGAGGCCCTTGTCATCCAGATACTTGTTCAACCAAGCCTCCGGAGTCTGTTGGAGCTTCTTCAATTCAGTGCGGTCACCGGGAGTGTACACGTAGGATTTGTCGTCGATGCTGAACTCAAAACCTTTGAATCCATCAGAGAAAACCTCATTGGTCTTCTCGTCAAACCACTCTTTCCTGCGCTTCTGTTCCTCTTGGTACGTCTTCGCCTGCTCAACGTATTGCTGGTACGCTTGGTACTCCTCGGAGTCTTCCAGAGACCCGGCACCCCTTGACTCAAGAGGGGCCTGATACTTCTCCTTCTGCTCTTCGAAGTATTTCTTCGCCTTAGCAATCGCTTTCTTTTTGGCCAACTTGGCCTTCTTGATGTCGCCCTCGTCATCGAGGTCTTCATCATATTTATAATCGTCCATCATCATCTCCACGTCCTCGGCATCGAGACCGTCTTCAGTGATGAGGAGGTATTCCTTCAGTAGGCTATCGCCGTCAGCCTCATCGAGGTTGCGGTTTACCTTCATAAAGTCTTCGAGCCCACGGCCCGTCTCTTGCTTGTACTTGTAGTACGCTGCCACGTCCTCGGGCAGCTCGGGCGCAGTCTCCCGCGCCTCATTGAGTTCGTCAAGAGAGTTAATCTCCCGACCGTAACGCTCGCTCAAAAACGAACGCACGTCATCCTCGGAGAGCCCAGCGGGCTCTTCGGCCGTAGCCTCCTCCTGAGCGGGGGCATCCCCGTTCAAGTCTGCCTCATGCTTATCAAGGAGTTCCTGTTCCACCTCTTGAGCGGACTTGGATTCTACCTCGCTGACCTCACGGACTTTGATTTCCATTGCTGTAAAATTATATTATTTATCTCGGACTAAATTCTGCCAAGTCGAAGCCGTCCAAGCTGTCTTCATTCGACTCGAAATTAATTGGCGGCAAGTTATTCTTCCGTTGGTCGATAAGCTTGCTCTGCTCAGTATTTTGTTGACTAATGCGGCTGGCCTTGGCCTTCTCGCGGTTGTCCTCGCGCTGCTGCAAACCCTGCTCTTGGATGCCAGCAATCTGCATCTGGTACTGGAACTCGCGCTCCATAAGCTGTGCCTTGAGCTGCGCTTCGGCCTGCATCTTCTCAATCTCAAATGCAATCTCGGCCTGCTTGACCTGCATTTTGCCCTGCGACTCAGCCTGAATCTTCTGCATAGCCGTCTGAGCTGCCATCTGCTGTGACTGCATATTAGCTTGCTGCTGCATGGCCTGTTGCTGAAGAGCCATCTTCTGCTCCCTCTCCTGCTTGGCCATACGCTTGACCTTCAGCAGTTGGTTGGCGAGCTTGATGTTCTTGAGCTCACGGATGTCGATGGCGTCCTCGAGATTGATGTCGCCCTTGCTCAAAGCCATTTGAATATTGGCCTCGAGTTGCGCACGCTGCTCCTCGTCGGGGCTGACCTCAATGAAGATGCCGAAGTCGTAGATGTACAGGTCGTTAATCTCACCGAGGATACTGACGTTGTACTTGCCAATCTGGTTGGCGAACTCGTCCTTGAAGTCAGCGTACTCAAGGATATCGCTAACCCGATACGTCAGGGCCTCAGCCAGAGACCGGAACATGTACAAGCTGCCGTCCAGAATGTGGCGGGTAGCCGTATTGCTATTTGCCGCAGCCAGCTTCTGCAACCCGACCAGACTGTGCGGGTCGGGAGTGCTACCGTCGCGGGCCTCATTGAGACCTGTGACGTCACGAATCATTTGCAGGTAGTGGTTCATATTGCCAATCAGCATCTGCGTCTTAGACGCACCGCTGTTGGAGGTAAGCTCCTGAATGGGAACCTTGCCATGGTTGAACTCTCCGTCCTGAGTGAAGGAACGACCGATGACGCTACCCGTTTGGAAGTAGAGCCGTAGAGCGTCTTCAGGGTTGTATGCGTTGCCCGTCCCAAGGTCAACCTCGTTGAGGCCGTCGGCGTCGATATACACCCCGTCCGGTACCGTACGTGCGATAACCTGCTGGAGCTTGAGGTGCGTAATCTGGATGAGGTCCGCGAAGGGGACCATGCGCCGGACCAAAGACTCGATGACGCCCTTGTACATACGCGGGGCCGTAGCCACGTAGTTGGGCAGGGCGTGCTGGCTTGCCGACTTCGGGCGAACCATGTTCTCGGCCACCTCCCACTTGAGGAGGATATTGGTGCCCATAACCATGATGCCATCGTACCAAACGTCGATGGTCTTCTCGACCTTTTCGAAGTTGCCCTCCTCCATCATCTCGTCCGGCGGATTGAATTGGTCGTCCTTTTCAATCATCCGGGCGCCGTCGCCGTCGAGCTTCTTCTTCTTATAGACAATCTTCTTGGTTGTCTTATAGTTGAAGTACATCAACGTAGCTACGTCACGATAGAACATATCGTTCTCGTAGAACTGGGCCACGTTGTAGTAGTCGTACCAACTCTGGCTGTACTTGCTGATTTGCTCCAAGTCCTCGTTGGTGAGGCTCGGGTCAATCTTCATCAGCTCAGTGATGGGGAGTGTCTTAATCTCACCCCAGTAGAAGCAGTCCTTGAACTGAGGGTCTTCCGTATAGCTGTATACGACGTTGGCCGGGTCGACGTAAGAAACCTGTACGCCCGAGCCCGGCAAGAACTCATGCTTGGCCACGCTGATGCCCAAGACAGTCAGGTCGTAGTCGAGGCGCTTTCGGGTGTCCACATAGTGATTCTCCTCAAGGATGGTGTTGATGGCCTCTTCCTCAGCAATCTCGATGGCAGGCTTGTAGTTAAGCTGCATGTACAAGCTCAGCTCCTCGTCCGTGCTCGGCAAGTCAGCCGGGTCCATGGTAAAGGGGTCTACGCCCGTCTTCTCCTGTATGAGCTGGAGGACAGGTTTGGCGACCATCTGTCCCTCAATCATGTCCTGATACTTGCTCCGCTTAGACTGAGACAGCGCGTCTTGAGCGTAAGCCTGAACCTTAAAAAGGCGCTCGGACATGCCGTTGACGACAATGTCCACGAACTTCGGGAGGATAGGAACCGGCGTCCAATCCAAATTCAAATACGAAAGGTCACCATCAATGGCGAGTTCGTTCTTGTATTTGGCAATGCTTTGCTCTCCACGAGCGTAGAGGCGCAAACGATTGAAGTCTCGCCACTGATTGTAGAAACGGCACTGGTTGCCGTCTTTCTTGAACCACTCGTATTGAATGGCTTGTCCGACCATAAGGCCGTACTCGTCCGATGCCTTCTCCGCGTCAGAAACGAACTGACTTGGGAAACCAGCAGTAGAGATGTTAACCTTAACGTCCTTCATTCAGCTCGCTCCTATAACCACGATTGTTATATCTCGGCAAGGTAATGCTTATTGAACTCTTCTTCTGCTCAGGAAGATAGAGGTGTTTTTGATTGGCCATAACAGCCAGTCCACTGCTAATGGTGGCGTCAAATGCAGTACGGTTGCTAATATCAAATCGTGCCCAGTCCTCAAGGGTTCTGACGAACGGCATCATCCCAATTTCTCCGTCCTCTAGCACGCCAACGTGCTTTTCGATATAGCTCTCGATGGCGGCAGCGTGGGCCTGCTTGACGGCCTCGGAGCTATTGGGGATGCCGCCCAGCTCGCGCTCAGTCTTACTCAACTTATTGAAGTGCTTGTCGGGGCGGTTCATACAGTAACCGCGATAACCACGGTTCTTGAAGTGGTACAACAGCCGAGGCTTGTTGTTCTCAATCAGGATGGGCATACCGTAGAAGACGCAGGCCATGAGCACCTCCTCGAAGAAAATCTCCGCCGTCTGCGGGCGCGCGATATACTCTAAGAAGAACTCGTTGGTCGGGGCGTCGTCCATATGGAACTTAGTCATTCCGTGCAGAGCGCCATTAGAACCACCACCGCCAACAGTGCCACTAATGTCGTAGGAGTCACATCCAAAGGAGCCGATATGGTCATTGCCGGGATACTTAACGCCACGTTTGTCTATCCAACGATTTTGCATGTGCTGGGGTGGCGTCCAAGACACATTAAATCTGCCCCGCTTGTCGGGGCTGAAAATGACTTTGCTGTCCTTAATGCCATTCTGCCACTGGAATGAGCCGCGTGTGAGGTAATGCTCTTTGACAAGGCTGTCAGCGTAATCAATCTGCTGGTAAATCTTGGTCAGATTAAATAGGCTCTGCTTGCTTTCATCCCGGAATGCATGCGACTCAGTACGCGGAAACTGTCGGTAGAACTCGTTGAGGGCGTCCGGGTCGTTCTTCATGCTCTCCACCTCCGCGTCCCAGTAGTCTACCGCGCCGCCCCGAATCTTCTCTCCGTCGACGCCCATCACCGACTTCTCCGGTGCATGGAAAACCGGGTGGCCGAACTCGTCAATGAAGCCTTCCATGTTGTACTCCATCGGGATAAAAAGGGAGTACATACCGCTCTTGGTTTGTCCGTTGGCATTGCGAACACGCGGGTCAGAATCCTCGTACAACTTCTTGAAGTTTGAGCCCCCCTTCGCGAGGGCGTTCGAAGTCGAGCCCATAAGGCACTTGCCAATAATCTTGCTACCCAACCGCAAGCACGTCTTGGTAACTCGCCAGTTGTTGAGGATGTTGTTGGGCTTGACCCACTTTCCGCTCTCGTCGTGGACGAGGAGGAGGAGCTTCTCTCCGTCGTAGGAGTTGTCGTCGGTGTTCTTCCAGTCGATGGTCGTGTCCAGTCCGAAAATCTCTTCGTCCTCCACATCGTACATGTTCTTCTTTGTAATCTTCGAAGCAGGTATACGAAACGCCAGTTCCGTTTTCGGCTTATCCATGCCGTCCTGTATCGGTTTGAAGAAGAATGGAAGTCGGTTCGCGATGGGGACCACCTTGTCGGTGAACATTTTTTTCGCGTCGTTACCTGTCTTTGAGAGTATCCCAACTCGTGAGTCCTTGGCTAAAGTTCCTGTGTTGACGCACTCCGAAGACCCCATGAAGGAAAAGCCCGAACGACGAATCTTCAGGTATACCATACCGAAGCTGCGGGGGTCCGCCTTGCACGCTTCCCAGAAGATAAAGAATATCCGATTGGCCTCGCGGTAGTCGGGGTACCCTACGTCGATGCTCGTCCACTGCAAGTACATGTAGTGGGCACCCGTGATGTAGGTTGGAACGCCGTTGTTAATGAACCAGTGGCCTTCCTCCCGGCGGTCAAACTCGCTCTCGATATAGTCTACCCACTGCGCCTTGAACGCCTTGGGCATATCGTTCCATTGGAAGATGCTCTGAACGCGAGAGAGCGCCTTGGGCAGCTCTTCGCGGACCCACTTGTTCTTGCCCTTAGGCAAGTCCTTTGGTGCCAAGGGTAGCGCAATAACGAGGCCGTTGACCTCGATGATGTCGCCAATCTGCCCCGTCTTGGAGATGACGACCATATCGTACTTCTCGTTGTATCCATACTGCCACGTCTTCGCGCGGTTCTTGTTGGATACCACACCCTTCGATACGTAGTCGTAACGAGTGGTATATAGCTTATCTGGAACGTCGCTCTGCAAACCCCACCTTCGTTTCTGTCTTGGTGGAGGTCGACGCCAACTCCAACTCCTCTTCTTCGGAGTCTATGCGATTCAAGATTTCAAAGGCGTCCATGATGGCCAGCTTCTTCGTAGCCGCCGCGTTCTTCAGCCTATCAGCAGCCAAGTCGTCATCCTCACCCGGCTTCAGGATGTCCTCCTGAGCGACCTTGATGAGTTG